CCTCTTCTGCAATCTCCTCCACGGACTTCTTTGTATCCGTGCCGGATTCCCTTCCGTCATACTTGGTAAGTCCATATTTCTCAATAATGGACACAACCTTGCTGATATAATTCGGGTCTGTTGCATAAGGTGCGCCATCCGTGGTATGGATCAGCTTGTCCACCGCATCCTTGTAATCCGGATTGTTCAGTGCCTTGGCATACCTTGCGGTATTGGAGAGGAAATCATAATATCCCACCACCGCAGCCGCCACGCTTGGATAGGACTTGAAAGAGTCCTGAATCTGAACATAGTGTCCGTTGTAATACTCGCTCGTGGTAGCCACAAAGCCTTTTCCTTTAATGCCGAATAAGGTCTTTGCCTCCAAGTTCCAACCGCTTTCCAAAGCCGCCTGTGCGATGCAGACGGAAGGAAGAATCCATTTCTTTCTCGAAAGATACTCGTTCCTTGCCAGAACGCCTACGGTTTCAATAAATTTGTCTGTCTTTGTACTCATAATACATCTCTCCTTCCATGAAAAAAGGAAGCACCCTGTGGTACTCCCTACTCGTTTTTCCCGTCCTCTTCAGAACGGTCATGCAACTGCTCCAAAATATCCATCAGTTTCTTTGGGATTGGCAGCCCAAGGTGTCCGGCATTTTCCAGAAGGGAAATTCCCTCGTTGGAAAGATAAAAGAAAATGACTGCCGTGCGAAGGACACTCCCCGTTCCAATGACTTCAATGTCAAGGATGTTGGCAATGCCCACAAGCATGAAAATCAGCACCTTTTTGCAGATCCCCTTGAATCCCACTTCGCTGGAGAGCTTTTTGTCAACGATTGCACACATCACACCCGTGATGTAGTCCGCCGCCACAAACACCACAAGGGCAACAAACAGTCCGTCACAGCCTCCGAGGAAGTAGCCCAGCCACCCACCGATGGCTGTAAAAACAAGCTGAATCATGTTCCAAAACTCCTTCATATCGATTCCTCCTTTAAAATTTGTGTATGAAAAAAGCGGCTGCCCGTAAGCAAACCGCCTGTTTCCGATTTTATTCCGTTTCCGTTATCGTGTAGGTTATCTTCATTGTCTTGTCCGCCGTCTTGATAACCGAAGTCGACAGATTGTTGATTGTTGCCAGATACGGGCTGAGCATAAATAATTCCCTTTTGGTATTCTGTCCGTAATAGCCGCCATACCCTAAAAGGAATGGTCCGTACTGGAATAAAGGCGTACAGGCATAACTGAATGGCATCGTATTGGAACATTTATAAACAGTATCATCCGAGGCAATCCTGAAATCCGAGCCGACAATCCAGTCCCCTATTGCAGTCAGATACAGGTTCCCACTGTTATAGTAAGGTGCTGCCGAACTGTAATTTGTTGTAAAGCCCAGTTTGATTTTAGTCACATCCGCCACGTTACCAAGGTTGATTTTATACACGGCAGTCCTGTCATATGACACCATGTAAAGGTATCCGTTTAAGATAACGCTCTGGGTATTCCTCGAAGGTCCCGTGTTATATCCGCTCCTGTATCCGGCACTCTGTAACTGGCAGTTGTCAAGCGTCCATGTTCCCTCGGAAAAGGAACAATCCGATTTCTTAATCTTGATCCATTTCACCGAGGCATTCCCGCTGCCGTTCGCATCGTGCCAGATTCCATACCAGTACCCGTCCTTGCCGTCAATAAAGTCATAATTGCCGTTATTGTTCGATGGATTTGTCATGATAAAGATGGTCGGTGTGATCTTTGTTTCTTCCAGCACCACAATGGCACTGTCTGTCAGGGTGTCATTCAGCCCCACCACCCTGTATGGCTTTCTGATCTTCTGGATGACAACCTCATTGCTTGTGTTCAGACCGATGGTAATAAAATAATTTCCCTCAAAGTTGATTTCAACACAGTTTATATAAGCCGTTCTGACGGTGGCATCTGCCGCCCAAGACTGGTCTTTCATGTGCCACCTCTTGTTCGTGTTGTCATAGGTATCTCCCATGTAACCTATGCCGCCCCATTTATGGGTCAGCGCCACAGCGGAAATCGTACCGTTTGCCTGACTTGTTGCAAAATCCCACACAAACTTATACCCCTTGTCAAGCCGTGTGCTTTCCGTAAGGTTCAGGCTTCCACGCATGACATTTGCCGTGGAATTTACATCATTCGAGGCATACCCCGTACAAGGGTTTGCCGATGGTGCATAATAGGACTTTTTATCCTCTGCCAATGGGTCTGCAAACAGCAGGATTCCACCGATGGCATTCATGCAGAGCGGTATCATGTTCCCGTTGAAGTCCCCGGTACTGCCGCCCATGTTAAAAAGACCTCCCTCAATGTTATGTGAAAAGAAGTCAGCAAGGGCATTTGTCACCATATTCTCATCCGTAAATGTCTCAACTGCCCCCGTATTCACATCTTTTAATTCTATGACTGTTTTTCCCTTAATCATCTGAAAACCTCCTAATTCAAATAGTGGATGATTACACGGTTCACATAACCGCCTTCAATCAGCGTGAACCTGACCATGTACTGCATATGTTCATTTGCTATCGTCCACGCATCCGTGCCGATTGCCTCCACCGTCTCCCTGTTCATGCCGCTGGTGGTTTCCGAAAGACTCACCCATGAATTATCAATATATGCCTTCCATGTCGTTCCACCGTCAAAGGAAAAGGCAAACAAAGTGGTATCGTCCGCCTCTATCTCAACCTTTTCAATCCCAAGTATTGTGCTGTCATTCATCAGTGTATTTTTTGAATACACCGTCTGTACAGGCGGTATGGCTTTCAGTGCGACCGTCAGAGTCGGAAGATCATCATCGGAATCATGCCAATATAAGAGGGACGGATTGACAAGCCTTGCCAACACCTCACTCCTTGGAAAGTCCTCAAATCCCTCGGCAAGAATAGCCTCGGCGGTCAGTTCGGAAATCTCTGCTTCCACCAGCTTTGTTGCCTCATCATATTTCCCTTCGGTATCCACAAAACCGAAAGTCCCATAACCGGCATTATAAAAACACGTTTCTGAGATTGTGTCATAAAAACACGGCTTTATATTCTCATCCACACACGGGACAAGGTGCAGTACTTCCTCCCCGTCCTGAAATACCGATACGAGCAGGATATCCCCTTTATACATTCTGCTGTCAAGGCTTCCGTCCGTATTCATTGCGCCTATGGTAAGCTCACACGGACACTCAAACTCGTCCTCCTCATATTCCGCAATCACCACTCCGTCACGCTTCAGTCCTTCCGCTGACAATTCCAGTTCAACATCGATGCCGGAATAATCATCGGCTTCTGCCACCGTTGATGCTGTTCCGAACTGTCCGTTTATGCTCGTGGAATTTGTCAAAAACACTCCAAACTTCTGTGACGAGGTATCCTTCCTCGCCCCAAAGAGACACAGTTCCGAAAAGGTATCCGTCCTAAAACGGACTGCCACCTTTGTTGACTGGTTTGGGACAATCCCCGTCCTGATCAACTGGAAGCCCTTAAATGTTATGGCATCCACAAAAGCCTTCTCATGTTCCGTCCTGTAATACTTTCCATCCTTGTCCGCAAGCAGATATCTCTGTTCATACGGTGCATGGATATCAAGCGTCTCATATTTGAGGACAAAGGAAACGCCCTCTTCATCCTGACTGTACAGGGAAAGAACCATCGGCTGTCCGGCGGTAACGGAAATATTCTGGTTGACACTCCCGTTTATCCTGTTTGTTCCCAGATATCCGCTATTGGCTGGTGGAAGGATAAGATTCAGCATGATATCCCCGGTTTCGAGGAAAAACCACTCATATATCAGATGGACGTCAGAAGACGTACTGTTGTACTGTGCGTATCCTTCCCATCGGATTTTGAGTACACGGTACACATGAAAAAGCGTTGCCTCTTCCCGGTAGAAATGCCACATCTTTGCATCCCTTCTGCAAATCTGTAGCTGCTCCGAATTAGAACCAAGCCCTATCCAACTGTTACCGCTGACATAAAGGTTGGATGCCTTCACCCCGTTAAACAAAAACCAGTCCACCCCGGAAAAGGTCATCGTGTCATCGTCATGGCCGACATTGTTGACAAGATGCTCCATGTTTTCCGTGGTATCCATCATTTCCTCAATAGAATCATAATTAGCCACTGCTCTTTGACACCTCCAGACTGTCTATCCTTGTGAACTGCTCCGTATCTGTAACAACCTTCGTCATCCGTCCCGAATCAATCGGGTATTCCTGACTCCTGAAGGTGTAATCCTTCTGGAATTTAAATACCGTATCCGTTTTTACATAATAGGTATTGAAATCCATCTCTCCTGCATCTGCCACCTCTATGATTTCCGTGACAATCACAGGATTTACGCTCACGGTTTCCTCCATGCCGGCCATTCCATAAGTTGCCAGAGACACAAGTGAAAAAGTATCCGCAATTCCCACGGGAGATGGTTTCTCCGTATGCATGGAAACAGATGCGACCGTTCCCCTTACATCCATTGTTCCTGCTATGCCGATAAGTTCCTCCATGCTCTCTGAAAATTCCAGACGTCCGTCCCACACATTGTTGGAAGAAAGCCCCTGTCCGCTTATCGTGCAGATGCCCTGTCCCCTGTCTATGACCGCTGTGCCGCCCTGCATCCGCATCCTGACTTTAAACGTGTTGTACGCATTTGCTTCCAGTCCGCTTAGCGGGTAATACAGATTCAGAATGTGTCTGCCGGAATGCATCGTTTCAATCGGCACATAGGTTGTAAGCACATTGTCGTTAATGATGTAGGTCACGGTAATGACTGCCTGTCCGTCATCCGATAAAATGAACTCCTGCGATGTATCTCCGATAACCACAGTTCCCTTTTTCGTGACGGCATCCGCTTCCACCAAAAGCAGAATGCTTGCATGAAACTGTGCATCCGTATCCTCGTTGGAAGCAAACTCTATACTGCAGATTTCCGTGTCAACCGCTCCAATGGTATAAGGCGATGCATTCATGAATGTATGCACGACTATCTTTCCGGCTTCCACCTGATTCAGAAGACCGCTGATATTTTTATCATTCTTGCTCTTTGCCTCGGCAAGCCTTGGATTCTTTCCCACGCACTGTAAGGTATGCTTCCCGTTCACCTTAAACTCGTATTTTGTGATGCAGGTTATCTGCTTCTCATCCGCATGGCCGCCGGAAAATGTAATGACATCACCAAGGTCAAATGCCGGATTGCCAATGGTTGTTGAGTCAAATGGCACATAGTTTATCTTTGCGATATCGTCCAGAACATTTAAGAGCAGCTTCTTCCTCGTTTCCTCAAGCCCGAACTGAAGCATGGGATTCACACCAAGGTTCATGGTAAGACCGTCATCGGGATCGAGTGCATAATATTCTGCTGTCTGCGTCCTGTTGTTTGTGGAATTGATAGCCGTATACCTTGTGACAAAGTCCGAAAAACTGCTGCTGAACCGCTGCGTATTCGGAATGTCAATCATGGACACATTTCCGTATTTTCTCAGTTCCAGTTTTCCGTCACGGTTGATTGTTGCAAAGCACCCCAAGACCTGTGCCACGTAATAAATAACATCCCTCCATGTTTCGATGTCATTCTCGCTGTAGATTCCAAGGAGCGTGCTTCCATTCTTCCATGAACTGATTTCCTCTTCCGTATGGGCCAGTTCCACCTTGCATTTTTCACAGGCGAGTGCAAGCAGTTCATATGCAGTTCCGCTTGAAACCGTATTTTTGAAATCCTTTTCAAAGCGGAGCATATAATCATACGCTTTTATGGCAAGGCAGTTTATGGTCCTGTTCGCTTCGCTTATTTCAAAAATGCCGAGAGGGACTTCCTCATACTTCCCGGATGCAAGCTGAAGGAAAAAACTGAGTGTAACCGTAGCATCTTCCAGTGTATACCTATCGATATCCGTATAAAGCGTGATACCCAGCTCTGCTGCATAGACAGAACCAATCTCTATCTCGCTGCTTCCACAGCACTGGTTCGTGATATAACCGCTACCTTTTACAATATCCTTATTTGCAAACGGGTATTTGATTCCTGCCTTTGTGGTGATACAGCCCTCAAAATAAAATGATCTGGTATTATCCTGTATGGCTTTCAGATACTCCTCGCTGACCGGGTACATCAAATCCCCCCTCTCCTAAAATTCCTTTAACGAAAACGACACAGTCCATAACCCCTTATATGAGGTGTCCTTTTCCAGACTGGACTTAAAGCCGTCTATATACATGGCGGTCTGCCGTATATCCAACGTTCCCGTGTCAAAATACTGCACGGTTATCTTTGCCCGGTTGCGAAAAGTCGTAAGTTTCTTAAGCCATGCCGGACTGACCTGAAAGGAGCAGGATATTTCGACTACCCCGCTCCTTACCAAATCCCTCTGTGTTGTTCCTGCCTCGGTCTCCCCGGAGGAGTCTGCCTCCACATCCGACAATCCGACATTATAACTGACGGGGAGTGGCAGGTCCTCGCCATCAAAATTCAGATATTGAATATATGCCATTATCTCCCTCCGCTCCTTAAATTGACTCTCTGCTGTGCGTTTACCACCACCTCGTCAAGAAGGTTTCCCCCGATATAAACCGGGATTGAAATATCTCCCACCTGATTGTTCATGTTTGCAAGCCCGTCCCTTATGGCACTCACAATACTCAGTGTGTTCTCCGCAGAGGTCTTTGTACTTTCCATAGCCGTTGTGGTTGCGCTCACATTCGGATTGATGACCATATCTCCTGCGACACCTTCCACCGCATCTGCCACCAGTCCCTTGCTCTTTTCGATGCCCTTTGCCAGCCCCTCCATGAAGTCCGGCATCCAAGATTCGTAGTCGGTCAGCGGTCCTTCATCTGGCACGGAGAAGTGGAGGAAGGACTTAATCTTATCCGCCACATCTTTTGCAGCGTCCCCGACCTTGCTTATGCAGGACTTGATTCCGTCCACGATTCCCATAATCAGGTCTTTGCCCCAAGTAACTGCCTGTGAAGCAAGCCCCGTAATATGCTCCTTTACCTTGGAGAATCCGTCCTTTACCGCACCAAGCACCTTTGACATGGCAGTCTTTATGGCACTAAGGATATTGGTAAATACCGTGGACACCGCTGTCTTGATTCCGTTTAACACCGTGCTGACCGTTGTTTTTACGGTATTCCATACCGTGGTAATGACTGTCTTGATGGCATTCATTACCGTTGTCACCACGGTTTTGATGGCATTCCACACGGTTGTGATGACCGTCTGAATGGCATTGACCACCGTTGTGATCACCGTTTTTATGGCATTCCATATCGTGGCAAACACAGTTTTTATGGCATTCAGCACCGTGGAGATTACCGTCTTGATGGTATTCCATGCCGTAGCAAGGAAAGTCTGAATTGCACCGACCACGGTTGTGATCACCGTCTTGATTCCATTCCACACCGTTGTCACAATCGTCTTTATGGCATTAAATACCGTGGTAATGATGGTCTTATACACATTGAAATAGGTCGTGACAACCGTCTTTATGACTTCCAGCACCGTGGAGAATATGGTCTTTATGCCTTCCCACAAAGTGGAGAAGAACGAGGAGATTGCTCCCCACACCGTTTCTGCCACGGACTTAATGCCGTTCCACACGCTCGTGAAAAATTCCTTGATGGCATTCCATACCGCCACAGCCACTTCCTTGATATTGTTCCAGAGATCTATCCAGAACTGCCGGAAGTCCTCGTTAGTATTCCATAGATAAATAAAAGCAGCCACCAATGCCGTGATTGCTGCAATAATAAGGAATATCGGATTGGCGAGCATTGTGGTATTCAATGCTGCAAACGCACCCTTTACCGTATTGATGACTCCTGCCACCTTCGGCACAACCGTCATGATTGTACCGACAGCGGATATCACCTTGCCAACTATGATCAGCACGGGACCGAGTGCAGCCACCACAAGGGCAACCGTTACAATTACCTTCTTCGTGCCTTCGTCCATGCTGTTCAGCTTATCTACGAACTTCTGTATGAAGCTGACGATGGACTTAATGGCCGGCATCAGCAGTTCCCCGAAGGAAATCGCCAAGCCCTCCAATGCCGACTTTAAGATGGTAAGCTGCCCCTGTAAGTTATCAAGCTGTGTGTCTGCCATCTGCTGTGCAGCTCCACCGCTGTCGGTAATCGACTGCTGTAAGTCATCCCATGTATCTCCCGTATTCGCCAGAAGTGCATTCACGGAAGAAAGGTCTGTCTTATTGAAAATGGTGCTTATAATGTTGGATTTCTCTGCCGATGTCATGCCGTCCATACTGGTATTCAGGTCTCCCAGAATATCATTCATGCTCCGCATATTTCCCTGTGAGTCGTACACATCCACACCCAACTGCTCCATACAGGCCGCCGCCTTATCCGTTGGATTCTGTAAGGAAAGAATGATGTTTCGAAGATGCGTACCGCCTTCTGCACCCTTGATACCATTATTGGCGAGGATACCAAGTGCGGTATTCAGTTCCGCTGTTCCACCCTTGACAGATTTTGCCGTAGCACCGATGGTAAGGATTCCCTCTCCCAACTGTGCCACAGAGGTGTTGGTGGAGGATGCCGTCTTTGCCATCTGGTCTACCATCGTTCCGGCATCATCCACACCCAGCCCAAGGGCTGACATTGCATCCGTTACCATGTCCGATGCCGATGCAAGGTCAATATCACCGGCCGCCGCCAAGTTCAGTACGGTCGGCAACGTGTCGCACATTTCCTGCGTATCATATCCGGCAAGGGCGAGGTAATTTAATGCCTCGGCACACTCGCTTGCGGAAAAGGCAGTCTCTGAACCCATCTGCTTTGCCAAATCCGACAAAGTGTCCATCGTGTTTACGGACTGCCCGTCCACCGTGGACATGGAGTCCTTGGTAATGCCCATCGTTGCCTGTACCTGTGACATGGATGATTCAAAGTTTGCTGCTGTCGTGACCGCTGCTGTTCCAAGCCCTGTGACCGCTGCTGTTGCCGGAAGCAGTTTCTGTCCGGCAGAGGAAACATTATCCCCGACCGTCTTTAACTTTTCCCCCGTGGCAGAAATCTTCTGCAGAG